CAATACGCTGCTCTTGCAGAATCACACAACAAACTTGCAATTTTTGAATCAGTAGAAACTGTAGAAGTTGTTTCACGCGATGAGGAAATGGTTGCTTACGAAGCCGCTGATGTAATTCGCGATGCTGTAGAAACAGCCGTTGAAGATGCGGTTAATTCAATTTTTGAAAAAGATGCCTCCAAGCCTTACGGTAATGTTGCCTACGCTGACCCTGGTTACCAAAAAGACAAGAAAAAGCGTTATCCAATTGACACTGCCGCACACGTTCGTGCCGCTTGGTCATACATTAACCAAGGCGACAACGCTGGTCTTTACACAACTGCTCAACTTGCTCGAGTTAAGTCTCGCATTAAATCAGCAGCAAAAAAGTTTGGTATTAACATTGTTAGCGAGCAAGAACAACTTGCCGCTGATTTTCAAGAAATTTTAGAGGCCTACGCTTCTATTTCTCTTGTTAATGACTATGACACAATTAATGTTACTGGTCAAACAAACGACCCTAATAAATTAAGGATTGTTGCCAATCGTATTGCCTTTGGTGCTATTGCTGCTATGCACGCAATTGACCCAGATGACGATGGCGACATTTACCTATCTAAACCTGACTGGTCACAGGTAGATGCAACCGGCGATGCTGGTGGCATGGGGCCAGAGGATGAATCTATGACAGACGACAACAACATGGAATGCGAACACTGTGGCGCTCCCGGTTGCCCAGCAGATGCACAATTCTGCCCCAGTTGCGGAGAAGCAGTTTCTGCTCCAGCAATGACGGCAAAAGAGTGCTCTGAGTGCGGAACCGAATGTCACGAAGACGCAATTCACTGTCACATGTGTGGAGCGCCCTTGCCAACGTCAATGACGGCAAATGCGCTCGGCTGTAGCAATTGTGGAGAAACAACTCCACAAGACGCTATGTATTGCCCCACTTGTGGGGACCCCGTACCACAGGCAGAGTCAAGCGACAATGCCCCAACTGAAGAAAAGGAGACAGAAGTGTCCGACGAAAACACAACTGAAGAAACTCCGGCTGAAGAGGCAACGCTTGAAACCGCTGCTATCCGTACGCTGAGTGACGCAGACCTATCTGCCCTTGCAGCAATGATTATTTCTGCACAGGCACCTAAGGAATCTGATGAAACAGTTGCAGACACTGAAGTAGCACCAGAAGCAGAGGCTGAAGCCCCTGCCGAAGAAGTTGCTGCTGAAGAAGTTGCTACTGAAGAATCAACTATTGAAACACAGGAGAACATTGTGTCAGAAAACCTATTTACAGCCGACCAAGTTGCTGCAATGATTGCGGAGGCCGCCACTAAGGCTGCTACCGAAGCCGTTGCTGCTGCAAAGAAGAATGCTGTCGAGTCTTACCGTGGTGGAAACACTTTCCGTAAGGGACTCGTCAACACTTCTACCGGAAACGACGCCTCTGACTTGTCAGAGTCGGAGGAACTGGACCCACGCGCGCTTGCAGAGATGAACTCTTCTGCATTCCGTAAGGTACAGAATGAAGTATGGGGTTCAACTCCATTCTTCGCAAACAAGTTTGCTCAAGCCGACCGCGGCTTCTAAGCAATTAAAAATAAACCCCTATCCAATATATATAAGGAGAATTAGCAATGGCTAACGATTTGGAAGAGGCCTTAACTGCTGCTGGTGCTGCTGCACTAGTTCAGAAGCAGATTGACCCAGTATTGCTTGAGTACCAGCGCCGCTATGCGCCACTAGTACGCTCGCTACCTACGGTCAAGTGGGGCTCAACAGTTTACTACTTCAACAAGCGTACAACGCTTCCTCAGGGCGGATTCGTCACTGATGGCGGTGCACGTCCAGTATCAACATCTAACTACGCACAAGAGAATTTCCAAATTCGCTTGCTACAAAGTGTCGGTGCTGTAACTGGTTACTCACAGGCTGTAACAGCAGACTTGATTGGCGACCTTCGTGCTCGCGAAATCGAGGGTGCTGCTCGTGGCCTTTACTGGGACATTGAGAACTCGCTAATTTGGGGTGCAGAAGCACCTACAATTAACGGTCCTTACCCACAATTCGATGGACTTGACGTAATTTGCTCGTCATTCTCATCAGCATCTACTGGCGGACCTTCTGCTGGTATCGGTGGCGGTGCAATTGACAACTACGGTGGTGCTTCAACATGGGGCGCTCCAGGATTCAACCCTTGGGTTGATGGTGTTGACCAAAATGCAATCGACTTCGGTGGAAACTCACTAACACTTGGTGGACTTGACCTCCTCATTGACCTTGTTGAAAGCAATGTCGCTGAGCCAGTTGAGAACTCAGAGTGGATGTTCCTCATGTCACCTAACGCAAACAGTCGTCTTGCCCAGTTGCTTGTTAACCAACAACGCTTCATGGACCAAGTTGAAATTGCTGCTGGTTTGATTGTACCTACATACCGTGGTGTGCCAATTGTCAAGACTTCATTCTTGTCACCACGCACAAACGTAATGTCAACCGTATCTGGCGCTGCAACTGGAACAGGCACACTTTCAGGAGACTTCACATACGCAGTTGCACCTGTTATTGCCCGTTACGGTGAAATCCAGGCTGCTAAGACTGCTAAGTTGTCACCTTCAACAACTGCTTGCACCCTTACGTTCTCGACACCTGTCGGTCCAGAAGGCGCACAGCCAACGCACTACAAGGTATACCGCGCTGCAGGTTCAACACCTGGAAACACAGACTTCAACCTACTCGGTATTGTAGACGCAAACTTCCTTGACAACACTGGTGCTGCTTACGCAACTACCAAGATTGTTGACAACGGAACTACACTTGTTGCTTACAATGGTTCGCACGCTCAGGCTTCTCCAACTGCGGCTTACGCATACGGAAACGCTGGATTGCACCCACTTACCTCTGCTGGTGAGCAAAGCATCTTCCTAATGTCTCGTGACCCTAACTACATCGTACGTCCACACGTACGTGAAATGCAAGCGGTTAACGTTTACCCAACTACTGCATCGCCTGACAGCCTGCCATTCGCATTCGTTGCGGACACCACGCTTGCTGTTCGTGCGCCTAAGTACATTGGTCGTCTTGCCAACGTTGCAAGTGCTTTGGACAGTAAGGCTGGTAATGGTTCAACACCTACCTCGTCTTTCTCTCCTAACTTCATCGTTGACTAATTAGGAAAACTGATTTCAGCGCGGCGGGTGGGTTCCCTCGTTCCTCCCCCACCCGCCGCGCTGGATTTCTCTTTGAAAGGATTTACCATGGTATTACTAGCAGCAAATGAACCAGGCGGCACAGAAGGCTTCTCTTGGGAGAAGACCGGTGACGCTGGAGCCATTGAGGTTCCACCACGCGTGGCTCACGCACTTCTTTCAATCCCTGGTGAACTTTACTACGTTGTACAAAAAGAAGTAAAAAAGATTGAAAAAGAAGTAGAAGCGGAAGTTTCTAAGGTTGAAAAGGTCGTTAAAAAGACCACTCTTAAGGAATTCAAGGAACAGAAGGAAGCATCAGTTTCCGAAGATGTATCCGAAGCACTAGATGTTGCTTCACCAACTAAGCGCAAATCCAAGGATTAGGTAATTATGGCAAAAAACAACGGTTCACAATACAAGGACCCTGTTTCACTTGCCAGCGTTGCTGACCTTTCGAAGCGCTACCCTGAGTTAGTCGTTGACATTGAACCAACTACCCTTGCGGATATTTTGGTTGAAGCAACTTCTCACTTAGAGGACCGCACAGGTCGTCGCTTGGCACCATTTCAAAATCACTTGTTCCAAGAACGACTATTCGGTATTGACCCATCTGAGTATGGGAACAATGCAGACATGCCTATGGACATTTATGGTTCATTGGGCCTATCTCAAGCCATCGCATTGGGTGCGTCGACTCTTGTACGTCACTTTTGGCTTGACCACTTCGCTCCGGTATATCCGGAACTATGGACATATGAAATTACGTCCATGAACATTATTCGCACCTATGGTGACTATCAACCAATTAACTTTGCCCATGGCGGAATAATTGGCCCAGACATTACTGATGGTCACGTATGGCTACGCTTAGGAACATTTGCCCCTGAAGGAACAAGGGTTAATGTTGTTTACAATGGTGGATATACCAAAGGTATTCCTCCATCGCTTCGTCGTGCCTGCCTATTCCAGGCCGCAAAATTTATCATTCTTGAGTTTGAACCACAAACTCGTCGTGAAATGAATCTTGACCAAATTGACCAACAGATTGACCTTTTGATTGCCCCGTGGGTAAGAGGATAAAGTGGCAATCTCCAATGATGGTCGCAGTGGAATTAATGTAACCCTTAAAGGCGCAAAAGGCGATTATTACGGGGAAGGCATAACAGAATTTACGCACAAACTTGAAATGCTCTCTGCGCGTTTAAAAAACCCACAACCAGCATTAAGAGAAGCAGAAATGCTTTTTGCTTTAATGGAAGCAGAAATATTTCAATTTAATGGTTCCTCTCCAACGTTTGGTGTTTTTAACACATGGAGGCCCCTTGCGCAATCTACGCTTGATAAATTAGGGCCCGCATTTGCTAACAAAAAACCTTTGGTTGGTCCTACTGGTGCTTTAAAAAGAGCAGCGGAAAATCCTGAATTTTTTCCAATTGGAACAAAAGCTATCAATATAATTATTGACCCAAGGAAACATCAAACCGCAACTGGAAATTATTCAAACGGCAATAATTACGCATACTTTCACCAATATGGAATTGGAAACAACCCATTGCGGCGAATTATCCCCCACCCAACGCCACCGCTTTTTATTGCTGCGGTAAGACGTGTAATTGCTCGTTACGTTTTTGAGGATGAATTTATTGAAACTCCACAAGAAAGACGAGCAGATGCAATTGTAACCAAGGTAAAAGAAAGTTCAAATGTTGAACACTTTCACCATCACGGTTCACACAACCCAATTAATGAACGTAGGTCTGTTGAGGTTGAACAACCAAGAGGCGGATTTGCATATCGTCTTGGTCGTGCAACTGGAAAAGCAATTACCAATATTTCCACTGTTGCTAAAAAGGCTGTAAGTAAATTTAAATTTTTCGGTAAATAAGGAACTATAAATGGCACAAAGAGACTGGTGGACCGATTGGGACCTAAGTTACGGTAGTGACATTTTTGGCCCTTTATACGGAGGACACAGCGTTCAAGAAGCTGTTTATAGAACTCTTGAAAAATGGTTCCCAACTTATATTGCTCAATTTAATCGCGCTTTAGGTAGCGAGGTTTTGGTTAAGCCCTTTGAGTACAGGCACCGACCTGAATATCGAACATTGCCTCGAAATGCTGCTGCTGCAGTTCTTATTTCGGTGCCAACAACACTAGGCATACCTGAGGTTCACCAAAATGGTATACGTGTTAATTGGCAAGTTGAAGCAATGGTCTACGTTTATGGAACAAAAGATTGGCAAGAAACGGAAGCTTTAACGCAGGCATATGCTGCTTGCATTCGTGCTTGCATTATTCAAAATCGCGGCTTAGGCGGTTTTGCCGAAACCACAATGTGGGACGGCGAAGAATACCTAGAAGGCGAACACAGCAGTGGTAGAACGACTGGAATTGCCCATGTTCGTTTTGTTGTAACTGTTGGAAGCGCTCTAAATATGTACGGCGGATTGCCAAGTCCGCAGTTTGCTGCAGAAGGGGCTGTAACAGAGCCTACGACACAGCGTTCAACACCAGCGCCAATAGCGACTGAAGTTAATGTCACTATTGCAAATGAGGAAATATGAGCAAAATAAAAATTTTAATTCAGTCCCCAAATGTCATTTTTGACGAAGAAGGACAACCAATGTCCCATGGTAACGAATACATAGTTAAAAATGGGAAAAAAATTGAGAGTTACATCTCAGAAGGAAATGCAGTTGTTGTTCAATCTGAAAACTTAAGTGAACAGAGGGAAGAACAAAAGCAAAAACTTTCACCAACAAAGAATTCAACGAAGCAAGAAACTGCTTCCACTAACATCGAGGAGAACTCAAATGGCTAATTCAGCCCCAGGCGTAAACATTAATGTTACTGCCAGTGCTTCAAATCCAAGCGTAAATGCCGCAACTGGCACTTGGTTTGTGCTCGGAATGGCCGCTGGCCCCGCTGGAGTAGCGGTCCCAGTTAATTCCATTTCGGACTTTAACACCTATTTTGGCCAGATTGTAAATGGTCAACTTACAGGTCGCTACACCCTAAACTCACACGTTGACAGCACGCTTCTTTACGATGCTCTTGACGTATTTTTCCGTGAAGGTGGCGTAAATGCCTACGTTTCACGTATTCAACCAACATCAACTGGCGTTACAGCAACATCAACAACAACTGGTGGAAAATTCCTTCTTACTGCAAATGGTAAGGGAACCTGGGCTAACTCAAGCAACTCTGCTGCAAATGGAGTAATCCTTACAATTAGCGGTGCAACTGTTAATTCAAATACTGTTTACACAGCAACTATTGCATACAACGGAAACACAATGGCCCGCACAGGCGGACTTGCTTCTGACGTAGATGTAGTTAACTGGATTAACACACTTCCTGCTTACCAATCAATGGTCACAGCAAGTACAATTTCTGGTTCAAGCGTTTTGCCAGCAGCTGGCTCAAGTGTTAGTGTTTACCTAACCGGCGGAACTGACGTTAACATCTCTGATGCAGACGTACCAGTAGCACTTACTGTTTTTACAGACGCATTTGGACCTGGTCAAATTTCATACCCAGGCGCAACATCAACAACAACATACCTAAACCTTGCTAACCACGCTAATTCATTTAACCGTGTTGCTGTTCTTGACGCTCAAAACACTGCAACCGCATCTGACATTATGGACGACGCAGCAACGGTTCAAGGAACTGCAATTGACCCAGCATATGCTTCAATCTTTGCTCCTTGGTTAATTGTTCCAGGTCTTGTAAACACAAACCCTAACCAACCTGCTGGCGCAGTCATTAATCGCACAGTTGCACCTTCTGCACTTGCTGCAGCAAAAATGGCAGCAAACGACTTGGTAACAGACGCAAATAACCCAGCAGCAGGCATTAACAGCGGTAAGTCAAATTACGCTGTAAGCGTTTCAGCAGCATTTGATGCTACTCAACGTGGCGAACTAAACAGCGCTGGAGTAAACGTTATTCGTATTGTTCCTGGTGCAAATGTTATTGCTATCTATGGATACCGCTCACTTGCATTTGATGCAAATTGGCAATTCCTTAACAACGTACGTTTCCGTATGCAAATTATTCGTGACTTCAACACAGTTGCTGAATCATTTGTATTCTCAGAAATTGATGGCCGTGGTCACCTGTTCTCACAATTGAACGGTGCACTTGCAGGTCTTTGCCAGGCTTACTGGGCTCGCAAGAGCATTTATGGTGCAATACCAGCAGAAGCATTTTCTATTAACACTGGCCCACAAATCAACACACCAACAACAATTGCTGCAGGGCAAATTAATGCTGCTGTAAACCTTCGCATGTCACCATTCGGAGAGTTTGTAACAGTTAATGTAACCAAGTATTTGGTTAGCGCTCCGCTTCCAACCCTATAACTTATAATCTAAGGAGAAATTAATATGGCTGATAATTTAGCAGGCATTCACGACCAGGGCTCAGAGCAGCAATGGCTGGCAACATTAAGCGTTGACGGAAATGACTATGGTATTTTTGACAAGTTTACAGGTGGAGACGTTACCTCATCTGTTGTAAAACACCGTCCTGGTGGAATGGGTCCAGAAATTACTTACCTATCACTTCCAGTCTACTCAGACGTTACTTTGACCAAGGTTTACGAAAGCCACCGAGACCACGACCGCGTTGCTGCTTTGCACGCTATGGTTGGTCGAGTTTTGGCTACAGTTTCACTTCAACCACTAGGAGACGACGGACACCCATTTGGTAACGTTCGTAGCTACAGCGGACGCCTTATTGGCGTAAAAGACGGTGGAACTGACTCAAACAGCAACGCTGCCCGTATGTTTGAAGTAGACATTGCGGTTGAGACCGTAAGCGGCTAGTATTATAAACAACTAAACCATTGGAGGAACACATGGCTGAATTTATTATTGACGGTATGGAAAATGGAAAACCCGAAGCCGAGGCATTTGAGGCAGTGGAAGAGATTGAAACAAACAACTCTTTCACTGCCCTAGCCTCACTTCAGGCTCGTCGTGCAGAAATTGTTGACGAGCTTTACACAGACATTAAAGTCCCGCGCTGGGAAGCGCCGGAACTCTACGTTCGTTTTAAGCCTGTTTCAACTATTAAGTTGAACAATGCTATTGAAAAGCGACGCAAGCAAAAAGGTGAAGACTGGTCTCTTTTGGCCAACGCCGATATGCTTATTGACTCCTGTGTCGGAGTTTATGCCGTTATGAACGGTGACACTGAAAACAAAATTTCACTTGAAAAAGGAAACCCAAACGGTACATGGACAAAGTTTGACCACAAACTTGCTGAGGCTCTTGGTCTAGACACCCAACGTGCAACAGATGTTGTTCAGACTATTTACCTTACCGAAGGTGACCTTATTGACACAGCAAACAAATTGTTCAAATGGAGCAACGTCGCTAACGATGAGGCTGACGAAGCTTTTTAAAAGCCCTAGATGAAAACCCCCATATTGAAGCAGGAGCATACGCCACTATTTTGGGTATGGACGCTAGGGCGGTTTTAAGTCACGAGGGCAACGAAGATTACATAATTGATATTGCTCTTATTAAAAGGGCTTTAAAAATACAAAGTGAACAAAAAGTAGAAGAAATAAAAGTTCTTGCGGAATTGATTGGCCTAGAAGTCGCGAAAACCATAGCAAAAATCTTCTAACCGTATCATTTCGCCCAACCACATGGGCGGCTAAGCCGCTACCTCTTTTCGGGGTAGCGGTTTTTTTATTAAGGCACTAGATGAGTACACCAAACGAATTATCGATGAACATTGTCATCAGAGCACCTGGTAGTAATGAGGTTGTTTCTGATGTAACCATCAATCTACAAAAGATGAAGGTAGAGGTCAACGAGACCACTGCCGCCCTTAAAAGAAAAACAAAAGCTCAAACAGCCGATACCGACGCCGTTAAATTAAGCAACGAAGAAATTGCTCGTCAAGAAAAATTGTTGCGCGGTAATCGAGACGCAAAAACACAAAACACAGCCGCAACTGACAAAGACAGTGAAGCTGAAACCGCCAATACAAAAGCAAAAAAAGCAAAAAACGCTGAAACAGCCCGGGAAATTGAACTTGACAAAATTCTTTTTTCAATTCAAGAAGGCCTTATTAAGCAAAACCTTATGGGGCAACAAAACCTCATGGCGGCAGAAAGTGGTTACTCAAAATTTTATCTTCAGGCTAGTCGTGTAGCGTCATTAGGAACACCAGCCGTTTTAAAAGCCGGTACTTGGAGCGCACTTTTACTTGGTGGCGCTGCATACGAAGGTATTAAAAAATACGCAGAATTTAACAAATTAATTACTCAGACCATTACGCAGGCAGGTCGTTCTCCAAGTGAACTTCCATTTCTTTCAAAAACTGCACTAGACATTGCACGACAAACAGGTGCCAATGTAAACGACGTTGCCAACATGATGTACCGTGCTGCTTCTGGTACTGCTTCGTGGAATGATGGTCTTGGGGCTACAAAAAAGCAATTAGCAGACGTTACAAAACAAGTTGCAAATCTTAACGTTTTGGGAAACATTCCCGGCGGAGTTGCATCTGAACAATCTGCTCGTGTTGTAACAGCCCTGGTAAACGCTAATATTCGAGGTGTCGGAAGTGGTTCTGCCGGTGTTTCAAGAGCCGCCTACCTTATTAATGCTGCAGTGGGTGCTGGTGACATTCGCCAAAGTGAATTGGTATCTGCACTTGGTCGTGGTGTTTTAACATCCGCTAAAGCAAATGGTATGTCTGCTCAAGATGCTGTTTCGTGGATTGACCTTCTAACATCCCTTGGTACAACAGGTTCTGTTGCTGGTACTTATGTTAAATCTGGTATTAACCTTTTAACAAACCCATCAACTCAGGGTGCTAAAGCCATGGCAATGCTTCACATTGCTCCTGGTGATTTCCAAAAAATTATGTCTGGAAATCAAAACTACACAGGACAGGACGGAATTGTTTATACAGGCTTGATGGGTGTGACCATGAAGCTTAAAGAAGCAATGGGTACATTTAACCCATTTAGCAATTTTCCTAAATATAAAGGCGCTCAGGGTTTTCAAGGTGCTGTAAATCTTCTTGAAACCTGGGGAGTAAATCAGATACCTAAAAACATGATTGATGCCTGGAAAAGTGGAAAAAATTTCACTCAATCCATGGCTATGCAGGCGGAGTCACTTCTTCTTACTAAAGCGTTTGGTGGTTCAAAGCAGTTTGCAACAATTGCTTCACTTATTAACAATCCAGATAAATTGGCTGGAATTATTGCAGCCATTGACCGTCAAAACAACTCTGCTTCATACAACAGGTCTGTACAAATTGCGCTTAATACACCCTCTGCGCAATTTCACAAAATGCTTCAACGTTTTAATGCTGACCTTATTAGCGTTGGAAAGAATCTAACTGGTCCTGCAATTCTTGTTGGCAAAGTATTTACTGGTCTTTTTGACATTTTAACACAATTTAAAATTATTCTTTATCCACTTGTTGGAGCAATGGTTAGTTTTATTGCTTTAGCAACCGTTGCTAAAACCGCCCAAATACTTAGGGGTGGTTATGCTTTGATGGGTGGAGGTTTTGCCCGAACATCAAGTTTTTGGGGTTCAATGATTGCAAGAAACCCAGAACGTTATGCCGAAGGAACCTTCCGAGGAAGAATGGTTCGTTCTCTTGGCTCTGGTGGTGCTGCTATGCAATCCACTGCAAAAATTCAAGAAGATGAATTTATTGGCAAAATGGGAGCAACATTTAATAAATTTGGTTTATCAACCGATGCATTTGGCGCCGACATTGAAAGACTTACTGCGTTTCTTGGTGGTGAAGCAATGGCTGGAACTGCTGGAGCTGCTGGAATGGCGGGTAGAAGTGCAGCAGAAATATCTGCTGCCGAAAGAGGGCTTCTTAGTAGCGGAAACCTTATTACTAAAAAAGCAATTCGTGAAGCATATTACCCAGGAATGCCAGCGCGTGGTAGGGCACAAACTGCATTAGTGAATCAAACATACGAAAAACTTCGTCCAATGCAACAAGAGCAACTAAGAACCATGGGTGCAACTCCTGTTGTTCCGGTTGCTACACGACCGGGTGTAAGACCACCATCTGGAGAACCAGCGGGTGTGACTGGTGCTGCTGCTCGTGAAGGTGAACAATTGGCCGTTAGAGAAACTGGAGCACTTGAGGGTGGTTTTTCTGGCATTGGTGGACGACTTTTAGGATTTCTTGGTGGACCTGTTGGAATGATGGCAATGATGTCTCTACCATTTGCTCTTCCCTTGCTTGGAAAATTGGGTGGTTTATTTAGCGGTGGTGGAGGAACTCCATACACCCTACCCGGTGCTGTAAAAGGTTTTTCTGCTTCTGAAGCAAATGCAAATCTTGCTGGTCTTAATAAAAAACAACAGGCTTCTTTTAACAAATTTGTAAACGACATGGTTGCCGGAAAAGATATCAATAAAGATATCAAGGCAATGCAAAAACTTGGTATTGCTAGTTCTTATTGGCAAGGACTTCTTGGTCAATCACTTGGTGAAAAGGGCATTAAAACTGGTGTTAAAGACTATAACGCTTTGTTAAAAATTCAAAAAATACAGTCTCTTGCTTCGTCTATAGATGCTGTTGGAGTTAACGGTAAAAAATTTCTTAAGCAACAAGTTATGGGCAACAAGGCACTTTGGAATAGTCTTTCAAACGACCAACGTCAAGCTTACAAAAAATTGTTTAATTCTGATTCTAAACCTCAAGATTGGGAAAAATTAACTCAAACTGCTTTAACGGGCGAAGCGGACATATTGAATACACAGTTTGGTAAAAAACTTGGACAATACGCACCTAACTTTGTTGCAGACGTGGCCACAAGAGCCCAAACTTCATTGGTAAAAAACATTCGCGGCATCAAGGGAACAAGTGCTGCCGCAGTTACTGCTGAATACATTGGTTCCGCAAGATTACAAGCAACGGCTAATCAAGATTACAAAACAGCACTTACATTTAAACCAGGAAGTAAACTCTACAACGAGTACATGGACTTGTATCAAAAACTTACGGCTTCTGCGGCAAAGGAAAGGGCTCAAGCAGCCAATGACCAAAAAGAACTTGGTCTTTCTGGAAAAACAATTCAAGACTTGGCAAATAAAATTGCTGCTGCTAACAAGTCTGTTTATCAACAGGCTGGGTTTGCAACCGCTGCGCAATTTGCTACGGCAATGGTTTCATCCCTTAAAACTGGTGGTCCTTTGTTAGCTCAAATTGTAAACGATGCAAACAAAAACAAAAATTCACGCGGTAACTGAGGATAATTAAATGACAAACCGAAACCCACCAGTAATAAGTCAACCGGTATCGTCAACACCAAATCTTTTTGCAACGTCAAGACTTATAACCCTTATGCCAGATTTGTATGGAAATGCATATTTGGGCGCCGGAAGTTATTTTAATATTACCGCAGGATTGGTAGACCACTCTTCATATGGTCCAATTTCTTCTGGTGGTTGGCAAACTGTAGACCGACCAAAACAAGTTGCAGCAACACAATGGTTTGACCAACCCCCTTATAAACTTGATTTAACAATTCTTCTTGACAAATCTGTTACAAACCCAACAGCCAATCAAGGACAAATTGCAAGCAAAACACATGCAAATGCAATGCCTAATCAAAACGCTGATGTAGAAGATTATTGCAATCAACTTGAATTGTGGCTTGAAGCAGACTCAGACCTTCTTCGTCCACCTTCGCTTATGATTAATGGTCCCGTTCCTGGAACTCTTAGAAACTGGATTGTTTATTCTCTTGAAATGACGGATGCGGTTCGTGATTTTGAAACAGGTTTAAGAATTCAACAATTAGTAAAATTAACTCTTTATGAATTCATTCCACCAGTAGCAACTATAAATCACACCCCTAATTTTTCACCCGCAAAAGCATGGGTCAAAAACAACAACACAACCGCCACCACAGTTAAAAAACTTTATACAATTCAAGCCGGTGACAATATTCAGTCAATTGTAACAAAAACAGGCGGAGACAATAATTCAGCAGCAAAAATATTGGATGCAAATGGTCTTAGGGACCCATCTTTAATTCAATACATGCTTGGTGAAGTTATTATTATTCCATAAAAATGACAACAAATACTAAATCAGCAACTGCCAAAACGGGCGCACCAAAATCAAACTCTGCCACAGTTTCTACTGGAGGCGCTAATGGTGGCATTGGTGTAATTGTTCCAGGAAAACCATTAACAAATACTGCTGTAAAAACCCCGCCAGCGGTTGGAAACGTTTCAATAACGTCTGGATTTGGTCCTTTTGCACTTGAATATTTACAATTTACAAATCCAAAAACTGGAAAAACAACAAACATTGACGTTAACTTTAGGGCCGGTGTAAACAATGTTCTTCTTCAAAAAACAATAATTGGTCCCTCTACTTTAACCATTCAAATGACCGACCCAAACCGCCAACTTATTAAAAGCATTGGCGATGGTGGAATTATTTCTCAAGGAACAACAGTAACAATTGTTGAAGACGGACAACAACTTAATTTTGTTCTTGTTCAGTTTATGAAAGCCTCTGACCAAATTCAACTGGTTTTTGAATCGGAAGCTGTTTATACTTTGAGAAATCAAAGGGGTTTAATTACAAACACCGTAAGTACTCAAGTTACCGAATTCATTACCGGCCTTGCTACTGCTCCAAACAAATATCTTGCAGCTGGTCACAAAATATCGGTACAATCTGCAAATTACGCTACTGTTTGGTCTAAACTTGTTGGTAATTCTAAAAAAGCAATTGTTAAAGTTGGTCTTGGTCGTGGAACCACAGCAGATTCCGCTGAAGATTCCTGGTCAGCAATGAGTCGTATTGCATCAGGAGTTGGTTGGCGTTTGTGGGAAGATGAAAACATTATTCATTTTGGTCCTGATGAATATTGGTTAGGTTTACTTACAAAAAACAAACAAGGTGCGGCTGTTCCACCAATTAATCAAAAATTTAATCCCGGAGCAAAAATTCAAGAAATAAAAGAATTTAGCGACACAGTTCAACTTATTGATTACGACTGGGACGTTGGAAAACCTTATGCTCAGGCAACGGTTACTTGCATGTTGGACAATTGGCAATTTAACTTAGGTGAAATTGTTCACGTTACAAACCTTGGCCCAGGAAGTGGCTACTGGATGGTTTCTGGAATGATGAGAGATATGTACCTCCCACAGGCATCATTAACACTTCAGGTTCCAATGCCGTTTTCTCAAGTTTTACAGCCTACATCTGCTCCTTTACCTGGATTCCCGCTTATAACTGCAAAGATTGTATAGACATGAGAAGCACTAGCTCAAATGCAAATCTTCAACAAATCCTTAGAACGCAATACAATTACAACACAGATGCAGACCAATACACTGGGACCTATTACGCCAAGGTTGTTCAAACAGACGTTTCTGTTGCTCATTTAAGTCCACCGCCAATTCCAACCGGTCAGATGACTATTGTTATTTCTGCAATTAGTTCAAATTCGGTGTGGGGACCATTACCTTATCCTGGCTCAACTGCTCCACCATTGGGAACAACAGCAACGGTAACATTTGACCAAAATAACAACCCAATTGTTCATTCTTTTGTTAATTGGTCACACAATGGCGCCACTGGAACGGTTACACTTAAAGCAATATCTTCCGGTGGTTCAAATGGTTCGCTTACTTTTAAAAATGGAATTATAACAGCATTTATAAACCCTACCTAAATACTTGAAATTTTTTAAAATGGGTGTATGCTTCTTACTATGCTGAGCATTTTTACACCTAGTCACGACCCCAAATACCTCGATGAGGCATATGAGAGTCTAAAATCTCAAACCAACGAAGCCTGGGAATGGATTGTTGTTTTAAACGGCAAAGCCGAATGGTCTAGACCAGAGTACGACGACCGTGTTAAAGTTGCTTATGCCAAACCACAACTAGGTGGAAAAGTAGGAGCACTTAAGCGATACGCTGTTGAACTTTGTTCTGGTGACATCCTGGTTGAACTAGACCACGATGACATTCTTATGCCCACCGCATTAGAAGAAATACAAAAAGCATTTGACAAAAATCCAAATGTTGTTTTTGTTTACTCAGATTTTTCTTACATCAATGCAGATGGAACACCAAACTTTAGCAAATACGATGCTTCGTTTGGTTGGGAATACCACGAAGAAGATGGCTACAATGTTTGCCACGGTCTTGCGCCAAGTCCCCACAACGTTTCACTAATTTGGTATGCACCAAACCATATTCGTTCTTTCCGTGCCGATGCTTATCGAGCAACAGAAGGATACAACAAAGACATGAAAGTCTTGGACGACCAAGACATTATGTGCAAGATGTTTATTCAAGGTGATTTCTATCACATCAAGAAGAACCTTTACCTTCAACGCGTACACCCAGAAAACACACAGGCAAAGTCTGACATCAATCCGTTTATTCAAACGGAAACAGTTCGCATGCGTGACAAAAACATTCAACCACTTCTTTTGGCTTGGGCAAAGCGTAACAACCTTATGGCAATTGACATGGGTGCTGCACACAATCCAACACCAGGATATGCAACATTAGACATGCACGAACCAGCAGACCTTGTTGGTGACGTATTTGACATTCTTGAAAGTCTTGATGACAATACGGTTGGCGTTATTCGCGCCGTTGATTTTCTAGAACACATTCCAGACAAGGTTCGCCTTTGGAATGAAATGTACCGAGTTCTTGCTCATGGTGGAATGGTTCTAAGCCTTACACCAAGCACAGATGGTCGTGGAGCATTCCAAGACCCAACGCACAATAGTTTTTATAACGAAAATTCATTCTGGTATTTTGCAGACGAAAATTACCGCAAGTATGTTCCAGAACTAAAAATGAATTTTCAAGCAACTGTGCTTCAGACGTATTTTCCAAGCGACTGGCACAAACAACACAACATCTCCTACGTAAACGCCAACCTTATTGCTCTTAAGGGTGGTGAGCGCCAAGGAGGCAGACTAGGAATTTAAATGGCTGAACCAATTACAAACCTTACGGCTAACTGGGTTGAAAATACTGGAATAAAAATTCAATGGACAGCGGCAGCAGACGTAACAGTTAATTCAAAATATGAAATATACTTGCTTCAACAAACAAGTGAATTTCAACCATTTTGGAATCTTGTTTCAACATTAAATTCTAGTCTTGTTTACAACATATCTACGTCAACAAATTCGCTTACGCCGCCCGTTAATTCATACGAACTTCCCTGGGCAACGTACAAGCAACTTTTGGAACAAAATTTAATTTCACCAAATTCTGTTGCATTTTATATTAGTCACATAGATTCAACTGGCGTTGAAAGTATTGCAACGACAATCTCTGTTTTTCCTAATCAAAAAACAAAAAGATACAGTCAACCTCATTTTGCAAATAACTTGGTTGTTGACCAATTTGGTCAGTTTATTACAAACCCACAAGATTCTTACGAAGAAATATCAAATAGTGTTTCTATATTTATGGGAACAGACAAAGGTCAAAGAACGGCAGTACCTGGGTACGGGGTTGATGACCTTCCATTTTCTGAATTAAACATTGCAAAAATTAAAAAAGAACTTTCGAGTTGGGAACCTCGTGCCGTTGTTGACATTGATGTTAATTATACGGACAACAATCAAGCAACATTAAATCTAAAAATTAAGAACACAGGCGGCGCCTAATGGCTTACATTAACATTCCAGTAGTTACGGACAGCGATGTTCTTGTACAACAAGCACTATCAAACATTGCTTCCAATCTTCCTGGTTGGGTTCCAAGAGAAGGTAATTTAGAAGTACTTTTACTTGAGCAATTTGCACAAATGATTGCCGAGGCAAACGATGTTGCTTCTAACGTTCCTGACACAATTTTTGAATACTTTGGTTCGCTTATTGGAATTACACCAAACGCTGGTGCCGCCGCAACCATAACAACAACATGGAGTCTTGTTTCTTCTGCATCCAGCCCTGGATACACGATTCCAGCAGGAACTATTGCTGGATTTTTTTACGGTGGAGCTGCTTATCAGTTTCAAACACTCAACGACACAACAATTGCTGCAGGTTACTCAACAGCAGACATAACAATGCAGGCTGTTGAATCAGGTTCAATTTACAACATTCAAAATATTTCCGGATTTAACCCTTTAACTACATACCTTGAGTTAACAACGCCAAATCCAACAATTTCAAACATTATTATTACAGGAACATACGCAACAAATACGACACTAACTCTTGGTGTTGACCCAGAAACAACAGTTGATTTTTTGAATCGTTTAACTAATGAACTTCAACTTTTAGCGCCACGCCCAATTACGCCAAGTGACTATGCTTTGTTTTCTCAAAGTTACAATGGCGTTTATAGGGCATTTGCTTTTGATGGATTTAATCCATATACAAATCGTTTAACCGCTGCTGATGCAAATTTTACAACGTACGCAACTTCTAATTCTGCACCAACTGGTTGGTCAACTTTTGGAAACGGAACGGCAACACTTCCTTCAATTAAAACTTCGGGAACGTCTCCAAATAATTATCTTCAATTTACATCATCTTCTAATGCTCCAGTTAATGCCGCTCCAGTACAAACGGCAGTTTCAGCTGGGGCAAGTTCGATTATTGTAACAACAACAGGATTTAGTACAACAATTAGTTCTGCAAATCCATCACTTATTTACATTGAAGATGACATTAATGGTGATGAAATTGTTGTTGTTACTGCTGCATCTGCTGCGTCTGGTGGAAAACAAACACTAACAATTGATGCACCTGGATTTATTTATGCTCATCCAACAACCGCAACAGTTACACAGCTTCAGGGAACAATTCTTCCAAACATTACAGGACTTGCATCTAATTCAACGTGGTACCAATCGGCTGCTGTAATTCAAGCCGCTGGTTCCGCTGCAGAAACAAACGCAACCGCAAAACCGTACGTTGTTTCCGTTGCAACGTACATTGATGGTTCAAAAAGAACATTTTCTTCAGCACCACAATTTTCAGACTCTTTGTACACATACACTGCATCGCCTAAAACCATTACTTGCAAAATTCTTGCAAACAACACGGGAACATCCACCGGGTTAACATACGACCCAGGTGTTTCTAGTGTTTATGCAAACCTTGATGCTTACGTTACATCAATTCAAACGTACATTGCTTTCGCTAACGCAACAACAAGCAAAACTCACAAAATTTTTTACAATTCATTAAACGGTGTTGGTTTAGATTTTTCTTTAACAGACAGTCAAACGCTTACAACAAGCTCCTACAATTTTATTCCTGACGCAACTTTTAGCAATTACAATATTGTAAACGGAACTGGTGCTAGTTGGGGAAATGGAAGCATGCCATGGTCAATGCCGTCTGGTATTAACTGTCTTCCAAATTATGGTGTTCAATACCTTGGAACCGGAACTGCACTTGGCAGTGACAAAACTGTTTATTCTCAAATTTTTAATCTTTCAAATCTTACTGATGACTCAACGGGAACAACAAGAACGTACACACTTTTTGCAAACATTGATGCAACTTATGCTGGCGTTACTTTTGCCGACGTTTCGGTTAAGGTTGTGGATGCAAACACTAATTCCGTTCTTGCGACTATTACACCAAATGCAGCAAATGAAGAAACTATTGTTGCAACATTTAATCTTTCTTCTGAAAAAGATGTTCAAGTTGAGGTTGTTTTTGCAAGTGGTCTTAATGTTCCGCTTGGTTCAAGTGTAATTGTTTCAAATATTGGTGTTGAGTCTGGTTCTTACACTTTTTTAAATCTTCCAGAATACGAACAAGATAATTACTTCTGGACACAGGGTGGTCTTTACGCCCCGTCAACGTTTAATTATGCGCGCACGGTAACGGTTGCACCAATTGATTCAAATGGTTTTGCTGTAAGTGACACAATTGCCGACAATTTAACTGACTATTTACAAGCGCGAAGAGAAATAAATTTCTCCGTTCAATCAATTAAACCAAATTATGTTCCAATTGACGTTTCCTGGACTGCTTATGTTGCCCCTGGGTACACAGCTTCTGCTGTTCAATCAACGGTTAATAGTGCAATACGTTCATTCTTAAGCCCAGCTACATGGGGTGGTGGAGGAAATACACCACCATACTGGGATGGTTCTTCTAACGCAATTAGAATTTTTGACATATCGGGAATTATTTCTTCTGTTCCTGGCGTTGCAAGTATTACTAGCGTTCAAATTAAAACTTCTTACCCAATTCTTGGAAGTTATTCAACTAACGATATTGTTATGGATGGTATTGCTCAACTTCCAATAGCAAACGTTGTTAATGGTGTGATGTTTACAAATGCCCTTACTGCTTACAGTGGTTTGTAAATATGGAAAAAACACTTCCTCCAAGTTACAGTACAAACGCAATTTACAGAACTATACCCCAATTTATTCAAGACGCTGACGCCGCCGCTCCTAAAAATGCTGCTTTTCCAAATGGTTACCCATTGTGGTATTTTCTTTACGGAATTTGTCAATTAGTTGATAAAACAAACGTAATAACTAGAGACGCCATAGGTCCCGGTGTTCATATTGAAGCAGACATTGGTTTAAATAATGGAAAACCTATTATTGACGCTCTTATTTCAAAACCTTTAAGTGCTACAGATACAACAATTGTTATTTTTAATACCGATAAAAGTTGGAATTTAATTAATACATCTGTTCCGTTTCAATTTAACATTGTTGACACATTTAACAATTTTGAAGAAACCGTAACAATACCAGCAGGTGTTTATAATTGGACCGCACCATACGTTGTGCTTACAGGTGTAACTCGTGGCAATAACGCTACTTATTACCCAGCTTCAACTGGTGCTGACGGAAGTGTTTATCTTGAAGACTACTTAGGAGCACCTGGTTGGTCTCAAGTTGTTGACATTAATCGATGCCCTAATTATGCATTGCCATGGCTTGGGCAATTTGTTGGTGCAAACATTGCAGAAAATTCTGGATTAAGTCGTCAAAAAATGACGCAAAAAATAAAAGAACGTTCAGGTTTTAGTCGAGCAACAGTTCCCGCAATGGTTTCAGAACTAGTTGCACTTATTAACCAAGAAATTTCTCCAGAGATAGAACCACTTTCTTTTAATAAAATTATTGTTTTGGAAAACACTCAATACAACATTAGTGGTTCAATTTTTTCTTATAATCAATACGCAGTAACGCTTTTATTGCCATATTCATATTTTAGTAATTATACATACCAATCGCTTCAAGACGCAGCCACTGCTGGGTATGGTTCAAATTACTTAAATTTAAATTCTTATATTACTAGCCTTGGTGGTCTTTATTTTGACCTTGCCGGAAGCACAACACCAAGCAGTGATTCACCGTATGTAAATTTCGTTTATCGTTACCGCCCCGCCGGTATACAAATCTTCGTAGGAGGCTATTAATGTCTAGCGGTTTAACAACAAGAGCAGGTGTTTCATATCCTGTAAACAGCGACAATGCTGCTGTTGCAAGTGACATTCAATCAATTGCTCAGTTCATTGACTCAAACGTGGCGCTTTTTGTTCAAGCAGCATCACAACCGGCATCTCCTATTAAAGGGCAAATTTGGTGGTGCACAAGCACAACTGCGGTAGATGCCAATGGTAATTCTCAATATGGTTTTAACTGGTATGACGGAAACAATTGGTATAACGTTACCGAGCAAATGTTTATGGTTGG